TGTAAATCCAAAAAGAAAAAATTATATTTGTTGTGATTTAAAAGAAATAGAAACCAGACAGAGTTTAAATTACACTCCCTATTTACTCTCTAATCATCCCCGTATTCAAACATAAAACCCCGAATCAATTGAGATCCGGGGCTGTCAAATGAATAGTGCAAAGTTGTTAATCAAGCAAAGTTCACATGACTTAATTCATTGCCGAAACTTTGTAGAGCTTTCTGTATCTTTTCAACAGTCTTTTTACTAGGTTGTCTTCGTCCTGTCACGTAGTGGCTTAATTGCCCTTGTGCCACTCCTGTTATACGTTCAAGTCCTGCGAGAGATAACTTATCACTATAATACGCAAGGAAAGAAGCCACATCATAGCTGAAATCAAACTCCACCTCAGGAAATTCCTTTCCTTCCTCAATGAAGAACTCTTTCATTTCATCACGAGCTAGCAAGAAATCCTGCATAGCTTCTTGAGCTGTCTTTCCGTCACCCGTAAGACCGAAAGGCAAATTGTTATCATCGGGCATATATGCGCTATACCCGTTGTTGCTGCGTTCTATAAAAACTCTAACTTTCATAATCGTGTGTATTTAGATGGATAGGATTAAAAATTAACCCCTGAATCCCGTTTAATTGATTTTAATGTTCCACTTGCTACTTCTTGCTTGCCGTGATTGCTTGTAGTGAAGAACTTGCCTGTAATTGGACTATACCATAAGGGATGTCCGGCTCTTTGTTTTTTTGTCTTTACGCACCCATCTTCAGCAAGTAGTCGTTCCAGTTCATTATACTTCATATCTTATTCGCTTGATTAACAACACAAAGATAATGATATTAAATTTAATATCAAACAAATTGCAACACAAAATGATATTAAATTCAATATCATTAACAATATATGAAAATTAAAAGTTAGTCTTATTCACCAATCATTCTCCGCATCAACTCCCTATTCCTCGGATCATCCGCATTTATCACCTCTCCTACACTCTTTCCAAGCAGCTTTCGTTCTTCTTCACTTAAATAGACAGTAGTAATTGCATCAGCCATGAGCATCTTTAGATTAGCATAGCTGATTCCCCACATGACATAATCCATCGTCCATCCATAACGCTGACAAGCAAAGTCTATCAATGTCCCATAGGTACTATTGCCTCCAAAGGTAATACTACTATTATCTTTCTTTACTGCGGCTATCCTGCTACGTTCTAAGCGTTCTTTGTCTATTCCGAAGTACTTGATAAACTCTTCTGTATTATCTCCGGACAGAACGATTGTAAATATGATAGCGAGTTCTTCTGCTGCTAACTCAGAGAATTCCTTCGCTCGTACTTCCACCTTAATGCCATCAAAGACATCTTCCTTCCGGTTGAACGTATAGTTAGACAGTATTCGGCAAACAATCTCCTTCTTTTCGGTACATAACCGAATGGCTTCCAAATATGGATTAGCAGATATCAGTCTAGCATCAGCCTCCAGGCTCTTGAACAATCTTGCAAAGTGATAAATCATCCCCAACGTAGGAGGATATAAATAAAATTGCCGACTACCAATATTGAAACCGACAGGTCTCTCAATGATGGTATCAGCAATGTTCATTTCAAGCAATTCTTTATCTTCCATGATACTAAATAATTAAAGAGTGCCGGTTAAAGCACTCTTTTCTGAAAACAATCTTTTATTAACCTTCAGGTGCAGGAGCACTTGCGGTATAGGGTTTAACCTGATTGCCGGTAGCAGGTTTCAATGCGTCAAAAGTATATTTCCATTTCTTTCCTTCTGACGTATCGAAAGTATCTTCTACTGAAACTGTTGCCCGATCAATCAGAATCCCTTCGACAGACGAATCTTCAGGAGTAAGCCGGACAGCATATTCTTCCTTGACTACCCCATCCTCATCTTCGATAGGTTTACTTCTGCCTTTGGCCGCACGGATCTCGAACTCAAAAGCGTATGTATTTCTGGAATACTTCACCGCTTCGTTTTCGCCCCCTTCAACCTTAGCCTCCTTCTTCTCTCCTTTGCTTGTCGTTAGTTTAGTAGAGTTTTCTACCGGATCGTATTCTAACTTATCCCATTTAGTTGGGGCAGCTCCATCAGCACCCAGCTTTCCAAATTCAATTTTGGGTTTTCCCCATGATAATTGTGCCATAATACTTATTCGTTTACTTGTTTATACAATAACTTGTTATTGATGAAGTGCTCGCTCTTACCGTTCACTTCCATTACCCTTTGTTTATCCAGCGTGAAACGGTAATCTTCTCCACGTTGCACTTCTAAAAGTTCAGCGGCCAGTTTGCAGAGTTGACGCAGACGGACTGAATTCTCCTCAGCCTGCCCATCACGTAGATTATCGGGAACATAGATATTCACATTTACAAAAGCTTCCTGAATCTGTCCTTTACCATTGTCAAGCATAGAAATGACAATATCTTCCTTGCCTGAGTTAAGCGGTCTTAGAGTCTTGCTCAATTTCCCGGTAACAGCCTTCTCCAGTTCAGACCCTTTGATTATTTTGTAAACATCATCCTTTATTTCAATATCCGATTTCATCCTACTACCTGACTTTTAAGTTTCTCCATCATATGATAAAATTCAGCATGAGCCAACAGTTCTGCAGAAGCAAGAACAGACTTACTATCTTTGGCTTCTACATATTCGGCATAATGCATACCAGCAACGACGATCAGCACATATCCGCTTGAGTAGTTCTTAGCAAGTCTAACAGCTAGTTCCTTACCTGTTTTCGATCCTTCTGAACCACTTAAGACAGTTTCAAAGCCGGACGTCTTCACAATCTCCCCATGAGCAACAACGACATAACCAACAGAGCTTCGAAGATTTCCAGTTTGATTAAACCAGCTTTCTTCTTGAGATCTATCTCTAGCCTCTGTCACGCACTCATTACCTAGATTCGCCAAAGCCTGAATAGTAACCGAATCGCTCTGTTTAGTTCCTGTATCAAATATAGCATTAATCTCCGACAATGATGTAGTCATTCTTATAGCCATAGTTTTGCATTTAATTGTCCTCTGTGAAAACCTTGAACCTGTTTTTCAGCTATTACGCACCCATTGTTTAATAGCCGGATAACATCACCTATCTTGAACTCTCTACAATTCTGATTCAGATAAACCACATATTGATACACATATACCGTACCATCTTCAAAAGTCATCTGATTAGCCTTATTGTTAAGTTCATACCGGCAGGGAATACTACCTTCAAAGAAAGATGTGCCGGGATGATAATCGCCTAGATAGTCTTCGTAGCCTTCGATGATTACCTGGTATTGCAATATGTGAGGTCTGAAATTAGGTATCATAGGAATGTACATTTAGGTTTGTTAGACAATTCATCCTTCAATCCATATTGTTTGCACAGAAAGAAATAATAGGATTTGATTCCGTCAAAATTCCAAGAGACTGAAACTCCCCCCTCTCCCATTGAAACGGGCCGAAGCAATAGAGAGGGGATGAACTTAGCCATCGCCACGGACACACGAACTTTATTGCTTGCATCTCGTTCAACATCTCCGTTCTCTAATCCAGCATCTTCTACAATATCCAAAAGGTCAGCCTCCGACAGTTGAATGCCGAAGGTCTGAAACTTCTGTTGTATGTAGTCGTTTGCCGTCATCTTAGTATGGTGTAATCAATCTACTATATGCAGTGTAACTATAATGCGTACAATGCTTCAATTTATATACGTATCGGAACGGACATTTAGGAACAGTAACCAGCTTGCTTTGAATAGCCGGACTTTCAGCAATAACAAATACAGGTTGCGGGGCTGTTAACACCAAGTAATCCATAGGAACGATTTTAACGACCTCGTTCTGAATCATCGGCAGACCAACATCAACCATCACGACATCTGATTTTGGCAAAATAGGTTCGCTAAAACTTGATGCCTGTACGCCCAACGAAACTAAGGACATCATCAAAAAGCCACACATGGCAAAAATAAAATTCTTCATCTCTTTACTGATTTATAAAATTAAACAATGGAAGGGAAAGATACTACCCTATCCTTTTTATTCGATACCTAATGCTTCTTTCAAAGCAGAAGTCTTTTCTTCATCCAGTTCGCCTGCTTTAGAAAGAAGTGTTCCCTCTCTCATATTTGCAGTTACAGAAACACCGATAGACTTCAATGCTTCTACAACGTCTTTCTTTTCAAACTCCTGCTCGAAGAGAACAATCCCCTTAGAGGCTTTCTTCTCTTCAATAACTTCGGCAAGTTTGCGATCCGAAAGATCTTTCACACGGGCTTCGTCTTCAAAATCGAGGATTGTACCTGGATTATACACTTCGCCAGTAAACTTGTCGCAGAAAATATCAATCACTTTAATCTTCATAGAATCCTCCTTATCCCTCCGGGATAGCGTTCATGGTTGATAAATCGAAATTCACAATCTTATTCGGAGAAGTAAACTCAGGAATCCACTCAGCAGTGTACTCCATGTATCGACCTTCTTCGTCACGATAGTTGCATACCGACATCTGACCTTCAGCGGTATTATAAGAACGTCCCGGAACCGGATCGGTCATAACATACGGCTTATGGTGGCGCATCTTCATCACCTTGTCTGTTTGCAACAGGGTAATACGGTTATCAGCATAAATCTGCACGTTCTCGCCCGCCTGATTCTCTACGTAATCCTCCTTGATCTCGATCGCAGGAAGCCCGATGCCGGTAAATACACTGGAGGCCATCTGGTCAGTCACCAATCCTGCATTAACCATGAACTCACGCTCGCCAAGAATCATCTTGAATTTATCCCCGAACTCGGAAGCACCTACAATGTTCTTCATGAATGTGCCACGAGACATAATCATCTTGGAGAACACACCGTATTTAGCTTTCAGTTTTTGAATCTCCTGCTGTAAGTAAGAGATAAACTTATCCTTTACTGCAGCTTCTGGAGTAAGGAAGTGGAACGGCAACTCGATATCAAGCAACTCGATATTTTCTTTGTTGTCAGCCAAGTGAACCTGTGCTTTACCAGTCATCAATAATCCAGGAACAACGATATCCATACGCTTGTGTGGAGCAAGTAAAATCTGACGATAATCATCAACAATAAAGTCGATAATCTCCTGTAAGATTGTACGCTGGTCAGCGGTATTGGCGGCATTGAATTTATCAATGAGGTCTTGCAATTGCGACAGACGTTCAATATCCATCTGATAACGGTCGCCCAAGTAAGCGATTTCAGTATAACCGCTTCCGAGTGAGCGTCTTTCACGAATGGGCTTCTGGTCATTCTTACCAAGAATGGAACCGGCAACAACACCCGTTACCGTCCCAAGATAAGTCTTGAAAACACGGGTTTTAGTTTCCAAGAAATCTCCGTATTGCTTCCAATAGATTGTGTCCAATCTCATCTGAAGCACACGGTCGATAATCGCCTTAACGATTGCAGGGTCTGTGAATAAAGTTTGTATAGTCAAATTCATAACTCTACTTTTTAATGATTAATACTCAAACTGGAAACGGCTTGTCAATCCAACCTTATCCAGTTCATGAATAGGAAGAGCCAGCTTGCTTTCCTTTACCTCATAGGCTTGCATCAAGAGAGTGCAGAGGACAGCTCCATCGCTCTCAACTTTCTTCGCGTCATAAAGAACGAAGTTAGCAGTGTTCTTCTTCACTGTACCACCCACTGCGGTAGCTTCGAAAAGAACCGCATCCTTAGCGATGTTTTCTCCGAAAGCCGCTTTGATGGTTAATACATCGTAGGCTTTATGGGACTTATCGATAGATGCTACTTCTGCGCCTTTCTTTCCGTTTCCGATAAACATACCCTGATAAGCCAAAGAATCTTTTGCCACCTTGATGGTAAGATTAGACTCTCCTGTGGTATAAGCTTCAACCACTTTCACATTACGGACGGGAACGAGTGTCCGTTTATTCAAATCCGCTTGTACCGGAGTGAACACGGGCAAAAAGGAACCAACAACCAAATTGGCTATGTTCAACTTCCACGGTCCGCTCTTTCTAACACCTGTTTCAACACGGTAAAACTCTTCCGGCTTATAATCCGGTTTCAAGTCATAATGTGTACCTGCTGCCATTTAATTTACTTTTTAGATTCAACAATCGTTTTTGTACCTTCCGAAATCATACCAGCAATAGATTCGTTTTCTTTCTCAATCTTCGTCTCCGCTGATCCGGGAGGGTTCACACCACTAAAGCCTATATTGGCGAGTTCCTGCTTTGCGTCCTTGAAAAAAGTATCTAAGTCCGCATCATCGGGAATCGCATAACGCTTTGCGAATGTTTCGGGAATACCATACTCCTTTGCCTTTGCCATAATCTGCTCCTGTCGGGTAGCCTGTAATTTTTCTTGCTTTAAAGCGGAAAGTTCAGTCGAAAGATTCTTATTTGAATCAATCAAAGCTTGTGCCCATGCAGGTACATCATCTTTCTTGTCTTCCGGATTCGGATTTGGGTTAGGATTGGGATTCTCGATTGGCTTACCATCTTTAAGGTTATGCTTCTTCTCGTAGTTCTGGACAGAAGTACGGGTAGCATCCCCTGCACGGAAATCACCATAAGAATTTAACACGTCCGAAAAGCTGATACCCTCAACAATAGAGTTTACCTTTGTCTCGTCCGTTACACCCTCTGCCTTTTTAGTGGCAATTCGGGTGAGAATAGCAGCATCCACCCCAGTAAACTTGGTTTGGAGGCCCGCTAAGATTTGTTCTAAAATTGTCATACTGTATGAATTAAAATTTGAGCTTCAATTTGCAGAAGTAAAAATACCACCAATACAGATGATTAGTAAATATTTAAGCTTCCTATTCACGACAATAGAACCATTGTCGTAAATACGGTATAAAAGTAGTAAGTAAGTAGGTAGAAGGGAAATAATTAGATGGTGTAGAATTCACCAAGAAGAGATTGTGAAGAAATCAATTTAAAATTGTATTTTTGAGGACTTAAAATAAATAACTTATGGATGATTTTGAAAAAACAATAACATATGCACATCAAGTTTCCGCCCAACAAAAACTTTTCAAGCAGTGGTTAATTAAATTATATGGAGTGAATGAAGAACTTCAAAAAGAATACAATAAATTTTATTTCAACATTTACTATATAACACTGTCAGAGCTGATAAACCCCAAACAAGGCCTAAAATATATAGATAAAATAGTATCTCGTGAATATTGCGAAGAATTATCGCTGTATTTCGAACTAAAAAAACATTTAGACAAGATAGTAAATCTTTTAACTGAAGAAGAAGTTACATGGATACATTACAAACGGGATTCGAGTTGTCATATTTTTCAAGATTCATACAACTATATAAAGGAGAATTTCAGTGAAAGAGAAAATAGAAAGAATATTCCTCTTTCTGAAATTAGACAAAAGATAGAAGAATTTCTTTTAAGACATGATTGTAATGACAAAAAGGCTGATATTTACATTTTCAATAAGCTATACCCTCATATATCTAAAATGTTACAAGATATTGTTGGTTTAAAAGGATAATAAGGCAAAGAAAGCCGTGGCCCCATACAGGAACACGGCTTTCGTTTTGAATTTAAAAGCTTTGAATTTATAAAGTAGCAGATTGTAATTCTGCTCCGATATTCTTTATAGTATCGAGAATCTTCTTTGTGGTTGATTCTCCAGCGAATGCCAATCCGTTTTTGTACTGCCGCATCTTTGATTCATTTATTCCTACCTTCTTGGCAAACTGGCTAACATTTATCCAATCAAAATAATTAAAGAATGATTGAAGGTCGTATTTAAACACTACATCAATAGCATCCGATCCATCAGGAAGAACTTTACCTTCCTCTATAATCATTTCCTTTGCTTCTTTAATACTTTCAAAGAAGTCAGCCTTCGCCTCTTCCACGCTTGAACCATATCCACCCAATCCATGATTAAGTAACATATCATCCGAATAGATGGAGTATAAACCATCTGCTCCCTTTTCAATAATAGCAAGTATCTTCATAACTCTTTGTTTTTTATTTGAAATTTAAAAGCTCTGAAATATGGGTTCTCATAGGGTAGTGAGTGGCAGGGATTAAATCCCCGCCTTCTCTTTAATGCTTTTCAGCGTGCCATCTCTCAACTCTTGACTACCATGTCTTGATACCGGAAAAGTCTGTTTGGTTATCGGACTATACCAAATATCATGATTAGCACCATGACGATGAATAAAACAGCCAGCCTTCGTTAGCACCCTCACTAACTCTGATACTTTCATAATTTCAATGAGCTTTTAAATTCAACACAAAGATAACGTTTTTGTTACTTTTATGCAAGTGTATTGCATATAAAGATAACGTTTTTGTTACTTTTAACAAAGTGGTAGCGACAATCCTATCGAATCACCGCTATCCCAAAGGAGAGCTTAACAGCCTTTACCCTTTTTCTTTGAACCTTTTTTCTTTCCCATGATTAAAATGTTCTATTTTTCATGTACTAAAATTATAGCCCTCGTTATTTTTCTGACTAAGAAGCGTTTTTTGTCCCTTATTTCCGATTTGCTCATTCTTTGCTGCTTGCTCCTCTTTGATTTCTGCAAGTTCCTCTTCTACCCTATCAGCATTCCCGGCAAACATAATCCCCTCACGTGTTGACCAAATGCCACCACTGACAGCGGAGACGGCAGTAGTCACCTTGTCGTTCAAATCATCAATCATATATGGAACAAGGTCTGTTTCTATGTCAATGGTCTGTGATGCCTTACTAAACTCGGAAGGATTGATAGAACCTAAAGCAGAAACAAGGAAATTAACCCTTCGCTGTAAAAACTCACCTATCACTTCCGCATGATTACTTACGCTCATATGCGCACCCATAAACATGAAACGGAAAGCGGTACCTGAAGCCTTACCAACACCTTTCAATGTTTCGAAAGAAATGCGTGGAGTATTAGACATATCATAAGCCATATTGGTAAGAGTTTCAGCTTCGAACTTCACCGTATCCGGAACTTGATTCCACGTCAGATATTGAGCATCAGCACCAGCTTCCAGTTTAACTTTTCTATCCTTTGTCTTGCCAATAAACCCGGTCACTTCCCCAATTAGCTTCAATAATGGGAAGAAGTGATAGTCAATACAATCTGCATAGTTGGATAGGAGTTTCTCCAACCGGATACGGAAGGTCTTTATCTTCTTGCAATAAGGTTCAGGACGATAGGCATAGAGAACCGGTAGTTTGGGGAATCCATGAGCAAAAGCAATCCTCTCCTCATAACCCTTGGATAAATCCCATTGATAAACCATCTTGTCCGTAATAGTCATAAAGCAGGTGACTTCCGAATCATCCATGAGCTTCTTTTTGTACTCACGTGAGAAAGCTATAAAATCCCCTTCATCATTGAAGAACGGATAAAGTTTATCCCCTCGGAATGGAGACCACAACACACTTTTTAGCTTCTTGGTAGGCTTTACCTTTCCTCCGAAAGTAGTCTTAACTTTCTTCCAAAACTTAGCCCAAAACGAATCATCATCGGTCACATACCAATATTCGGCTACTTCCTGCTCAGAAAGCCAAGAACGGACAATCTTCTTGTTCTGATACTTGATTTTATTGGACTTGAATACAGCCTTGACAGCATCCAGCAGCTTCTTCTCGTCATCATCGGTCGGAGTGCAATCCATAGATGGCTCGGTCCCGACAGTGAAAGCTGTTTGAATGTTCACTATATCCTGTTCCAATGGAATAGAAATACGGTTTACCGGTTCATCCTTGTACTTCGCTTCAATTTCATATGCTTTACCGGTCTCTTCATCGAAACCCGTTTCCGCTTCTTTTTCAAGCACCTTTCTGTCTGGATACTTCTCTTTATCCACCATGATTTCATGGCGTTCGGGATTCCAGTCGTCCCAAAGTTCACAACGGTCGGGGAGCTCGGTTTTTCTACCTTTCTTCAAGTAGCTTATTTTCTGCCCGATGTCAGGCAATGCTAATATTTCTTCAAGCGTTAATGGCATAATCTATATTTTTAGTGTGTGAATATTCCAGTTAAATCTTTCGGCTTCAAAATACGTCCTAAAATGTGCCCCAAGATATAATATCTAATAGGGTCTATACAGTGATTCCAGGCGTCTACCGGCTCATTGATATAATGCCCGTCTTTGTCTTTATCCCAAACATATTTACGGAATTCCTCAATGATATGGTATGAACGTTCAGTAACGAATAGTTCCATCTCATGTATCTTGTCAATACCGGCTTTAATAGAACCAGGGAATTTATCTACCGGATAGATGTTCACACCCCTATTTTTGATTTCCTGAATCAAACGAGGGTCGGCACTATCTCCGTAGACTTTCAGCCCCCACGGCTTCAATTTTTCGGCAATGGCATTTGTGAGCATTCCTGTTTCATAGAATAACTCATCCACATAAAGTCGGTTGTCTACGATGCCACAACGAATACCTGTTGACGGGTCGTTGGTATAACCCCAGTCAGAAGCAAGAGCTACTTTCTTTGCATAAGCCGGAAACTCTTTCACAATTCCCCATTTCTTAAACACTGCACCTTCCGCAACATCAGCCCAGCGGCCGATAACCACGTGAGCATACTTTTCAGGATTACTCACCTTCATATCCTCCACTTCTTTCAGGAACTCCGGAGAAAGATTTTCCAAGTTATCCAGGTAGGTAGTATGAATGTGGAGTACATTCGGGTGAGTGGAGACTTGAACCTGCACACCGTCAATCTCTACAAGTTTGTGAGTGTTCTCAATGTATTTCTTATAGATAAAGTGATTGGAATCGCACGGGTTCATTATGATAATAATCCGGTTCTGAATACCCTTCTTACGAATGGAGAGCATTATTTTATCGAACTCTTCTTCATTCGTCCACTCTTCCGCTTCATCGCAGACGAAAGTAGTAATACCTTGGATGGATTTCAGTTTCGCCGTCTGATTCCCTGAAGAAGTTTTGATACCACGGAACATAATACGGCTCTTTGTCATCTTGTTAACTATATCCGTTTTGGTGGTCTTGAAATACTTGATTGTTCCATCAAGTTCTATCTTCTCCATCATTTCGGGGATGATAGACATACCGGCAGAAACCATCGTGTAGCGGGTGTAGAGAATCTGATGAACAATCTTCTCGGCTTCCATCATTTCAAAGGTCAGCCGTTCGATGAAAGTGGAAGCATTGAAGGACTTGCCGGAGCCACGACCGCCAGTGATAAGGATTATGAATTTATCCGTATCGGTATACAGTGGGTGGTATATGGTTTGAGGTTCTATCATTCAATCTTACCTTTAATCCATTCTTTGATGTCAATGCCTTTAGAGGGATTCTTGGGAATGTCGTCATCTTCTTCTATTCTCGGAGCTGGTCTATTCCATTGTTCGGGCTTGCGATTCTTCAACCAAAAGATGCCAGCTGTTGTGTCAGGAGGAACTTCTTGTTCAAGTTCAACAATCTCTACCCTCTCTTTTTCGCATCTACGACCTTCTTCATCGTAATAAACATCTTTAAGCTTTATTGCCTGCTGTGTTTTTATTTTCAAACCAAAAGCTTTGTCATACATTTTGTTTTCTATTGCAAAATCGACAGGGGTTCTTCCCTTTTTTATAGCTTCGGATAATTCGGTAATTTTCCCCTTTAATTCAGAGAAGTAAGTCTCATTATATCCTATATTTTCGGCTATCTGCTTATCGTTCAATCCGTCCCGTGCCCAACTCTCTATACGAATTAGGTTTTCTTCGTCTTTGAAATCAAACTTAGGTTTAGCCATATTAAAAACACCTTTAAATTATTATTAATTATTCAAAGGTACTACCACAACCAAAAACTGAGAAATTTAACCGTTTCTTATTCTTCACCAAAATGCTATTGTGAAATAATTCTTATATAATAGAATAAAAGTACTATGAGACTTTACTAGAACATAAAACAGGAGAGTACCTAACACTACTCCCCTGTTAATTGATTAACCCTTTAGATTTCAAACGATTTATAATTTCAGTGTAAATACAGTAAATATCTTGTCTATGTGACTTATACTGTTGATAGAAAAATGTTACATCCTCGCAGTTGTGAGAGATTAATGATCCAGTACATCCGGTTATTTCCGCTATTTTATCCCTCAATCCTACTTTCATCTTCCCCCCAGCTAACGTACTTGGAGAATACAAAAAAAGAATTATAAAAATAAACTTTTTCCTCTGTATAGGACTATTGTCACGCGGAGGAAATGTCAATCCAGATAATATTTCTTTGAACCATTCGTATATCTCCCTGATGAGTGAATAGTTATACAATACAGGCTCTGAGAGTTCCAGCTCTCTCTCTGAAAGCCTTGATTTCTGTTCTCTGATAGATTTAAGCTCAGATATCACTGAAAATTCCTTTATCATAACACGATTATTTTAAAAGTAAATAGTATATTTGCATCATAATCGTGTAAGATTTGGGAGAACTAATGCTTGGTCGTGCTCGCAGGTTCTCCCTTTCTATTTTAAAAACCTATCCCTTTTAAGAATGGTTTTGTTTCTCTTGTCAACTTCCCTACTCCATATTGAGGCGTTATAGATAGAAGTTGCATATAATCTCAATTCCTCGCTATTAGCAAGAAAATCTACTCGTAATGCCATTTTCATTGATTCAGCATACAAGTTTTGGTCGATATTATTATCCATATTAGTTATTGATTTTACTTTCTAAAAAACATATCTCCCGAAATAGATCGAGCAGTATCATCACTAGTTAGCCGGATGTATCGAAAGAAGTTCTGTTCGGTCCGGTGCCCGGTGAGTTTCATTATCTCAAACGTCTTCATTCGTCCTGTTAAATACATATTTGTTGCTGCACTCCTCCTTGCAGTATGACTGCTTATCAGCTCCCACTTTTCACGGGTAACGGTCTTCATTTCGCCACCCTTAGTGAACGAATAGGTTACAAGATCATTCAATCCGATTTCCCGCATGATCACCTTTAAGTACTTATTGAAGTACTGGATGCAAAGACCACGAGGAACAAAGCCGCTATACTTGGCAAATATTTCTTTCACATAGTCGTGAGCTGGGACTTTTACATCAACATTCGTTTTCTTGGTACGTTTTACAATGTATCCGTTTTGCAGGTTCGTTGCCTCCAATGTGGAATAGTCGGAATATCTTAGCGCAGTCAGGCAACCAACAACAAACAGGTCGCGGATACGCTCTTTCGCCTTTCTCTTGTCCTGCTTCTCAAACTTGTAGTAGTATATCCTAGTGATTTCATTCATTGACAGGAATACAGCGTTTGTTGGTTCAGTCCTCAAATCAATATCGTCGTAGGTATTATCTACTGCATAGTTGTACTGAGATGCCCGTCGGACGAGTGTTTGAATTTTCAGGATATACCCGACAATGGTATTATGTCTCAGGTCCTGGTCTTCGAGATATATAATGAAGTCTTCTATAAATTCAGCCGTCACCGAGTTCGTGAAGATGTCACAATCAAACTCTGAGGAGAAGTTATCAATGTGTTTTATGATCGCATCGTAAACGGCTGCATAGTGCTCAGACTTGCGTCTGCTTCGCTTTTCAAGCACATCCCGGATGAAGTCAGTGAAGTAGATTCCTTCAAGCGGTTTCTCTTGCCGGAAGTGATTAATGTAGTCCTTGCGCACTTGGGCGGTCCGGACCGGTTGTGATAATTGTAATGCTTTGGCTGTATCATTTTAAAGGGTTAGTTATTTTGTGGTTATTCGGAAATTCCGAACAACCATATTCTATTTTTATTAATATCATAACGAGATGTTGCTCGATATGATTCGTTATTATTTAGTTATTAATCTTTCTTACTGTGATACTCAGGGGTAAATATCAATGCCAATAATACCCATACACTTTTTGTCACCCACAAGGAAAATCCTATTAGAGAGAAAAAAGCAACATAAATCAATGCGATACCTATATCTTTCATTACTTAATTTTATTGAATTAATATTGTTCTATCAAATCTCTGCTCATCTATAATTCTAGGAGGCTTGCCAGGCTCTAACCACCAAAGCCGATATTCTTCAAATAACTTAGTGTCCGGATTCATCCGGAGCGACATCTTCCCAATTTTTATAGCGGTTTCCTTTTTCGGGAAATACACATCTGAACCAGCTATTGTAAGCCCAAACCGGGTGATCTGCTTTGTTTGAGGTTCAAGCATACTAGCTCCTTTCTGTTCAGTTATTCATTAAATGTAAATAGATCGATAGTTTCTCTATCTATATCAGGGAGTGCCCTGAATTGGCACTCAGTAGCAAGCACCACTCTTCCATCGTAAAGACGGATTAACGTTCGAAACGGCGACTCTTTGTCATCTCGAATTATCACACCGGAAATAGTGTTGTCAGCTTTGTAATGAAAGCAAACTTCAACTTTTCGTCCGATACCACCCATTGGGCTTTCCTCTGCCGAATATTGCTTAGGAAAGTTTTTTATATCTATATTTCTTTTAACTCCCATAATATTCCTTTCTTGTTTGTTTAAAGCATTTTACTTACATCAATTCGTATACGGTCAACCGGTCTGTCATACCCCATATTTCTACTTATTTGCACAAGGTTATTATCCCTTTCAAATTTAGCACATACAGTATTTCTTCCCGGTTCAGATAATTGCTGATATAAATCATAATCATCTCTAAGCATTTCAGCAAAAACTAAGTCTATTTTATCTTTGTTATTATCAATAGTTTCACCTATTTCTCTTATCTTCCGAGAATAAGAATTTTGTTCTTCAATCAATTTTTCTCGCTCACTTAACAGAGCGAGAAAACGTTCTTTATAATTATTCATTTTTTTATGAATTTTGGTTTCTATTCTTCAATGAAGGTATTAGTCGTATTTATCACGCCAGCGGAATCAACAGTTTTGCCATCACGGATGAAAATTTTATCATACATTAAAGCTTCATAATTTGACTGGGTGGTCCAAAATGCGCACACCCGTCCATCGGCATACAATTTACATTTCACTAAATCAGTCCCTTTAACAGGACCAATAACATCTATTTGTAGAGTTCTTTTTCCCATACTTCGTTTTTATTTTGTTACTAGTCAAATTTTGATGGCATATCTTCGGCAAAGACGAACGCTTCAGCATCATTATTCCATCTAATTTCTTTGTTTCCTTCGAAATCACGGAAGAAATGATCGTGTTCATCCTGTAAGGCGCATAGACCTATTTGAGTCGTTTCGTCAGATACAAAGTACTCATTATTGTAAGCCTTATATGCTTCCAAATCCGATATGACGGGAGAGAGAATCTTCTTTGTATCTTCGTTTTCGTAGACTTCCATATACAAGAACTCTCCGCCTTCGTACATATCCTGAGCTGCAACGTGTTTTCCCTCAACTAACCGATTTAATGCTTCTAACGTCAGTTCAGGTTTCTCGTAAAATTCTACTGTAAAAAGTTTTTTTGTTTCCATTATTTCCGTTTTTTAGATGGTATATAAATTGGGGATGTCTTCCCTTTATTGGTTTTATTTATGCCGTTCATTTTGTCAACCGTCTTTTGGCTGAAGATGGCAGAACCAGCAAGACCTTTAATGTTTTTTCCCATATTAGCTCCTTTCTTTATTGTATTGATCGTCTTCCCGACATCAGGAAAACGTTTTGGTTATTAAATAAAAAAAATAGCGATCTGATAGACCACTATGTTAATCGTACTTGGGGATATTTTAATTTCTCAATAGCTTCTTTGTCTCCGTTGGCAGCACGTCTCTTAGTCTCCAAATACCAAGTATAGGGATTATATCCTTCGGGGATTGTATATCCGGCAGGTAATTCCCGTCTAGTTAATGCTTCTTCGATAATCTTTCGCTTCTCACATCGGTCAATTTCTTTCTGTCTCTCTGGAATAAACTCCTTAAAGAAGGCATTTCCAATCCTTCGGGCATCAAATTGAGAAAAAGAATTATCGTATCTTCCGGACTTGTATCGAGAAAAAAACAGCATTAGTTCTGATAATTTGTATATCTGAACAGACGATGCAAATGTCTGAGCAAATATTCCGATTCCTTGTGCTACCCCTTCGTCTTTACAAGAACTAGACCCAAATAATGCCAGCACTTGTGCATAAATCCACATTTCCGCATTTCCTTCTCCATAAACTTCGTCATACTTCTGAATCGTGGGACAATTTGAAAAATATGCCTTTTCAGGATTCTGAGCCACATAAGCCCAATTTGTCGGAGAAAAGACACGCTCAATATCAGAAGGGTCTTTCCACTTCGTCAACCAAGCCTTGTTCTCTACGCTGACGCTCGGTAATGTATTGCTGCAGGGCATGGTCATTTGCTTCCTGCTTGCTTGTACAAGGTTTCTGATTGTTTCCATACTTTTTTTGTTTTAGCCATTCTTGATAATCACGTTCAGTACCAGAGAATACGACTCCGGTCCAATTAGATTCTATAGCTCGCTCTATTTGTCGGATAGCGAACTCTTCTTCAAATTTACCCAGCTTGTTTAACGAAATCTGCAAAGCATAATTTAGCTTTCCTTTCCATTTTGGAGTTTTCACAAGTTCCGTCCATGCCGACATAAATGCTATCGAATCGAAAGGATAAACTAAAGGCTTCGAATCTCCTTCTTTTTTCCTAGATCGCTTAGGCTTTTCGGGTGGGGTGCTCTCGTGCGTATGCGCGAGACTCTCTTCTTGTTTTATGTTTATATTATCTATAATAGGTGGAAATTGCGTTTCATCCTCAATATTTGCGGATGATGTTGCGGATGATGTATTTTTATCATCCTCATTTTTTGCGGATGATGTTGCGGATGATATTGCGGATGAATTAACAATCTCCTTCTCACTATCATTCGCACTTTCATCCTCAATATTTGCGGATGATGTTGCGGATGATGTTGCGGATGATAGTAAATCATCACTGATACTTTTCATGAATGAATAATAACATCCTATGCGCTTGTCTTTACTGGATCGAAAATGAATAAGACCAGCGTTAGATAAACACTCCCTCGACTTGCGAAGAGTATTATCAGACATATCTAAATTCCCACAAAGAATATTACTACGAACGAAAAACACATCCTTCCACTTCATATCATTACAAATCGCTACAAGCTCATGATATAAGGCTTGCGCTGCTGTAGTTAGGTAAGTATCATCACGTACCTTTCGGAGCTTGGAAATCAGTTGATAACTATTCATTGATGTCTAATTGTGGTTTATTATAAGCCCCTCTTTTGATGCTTTCTTTGAGATAATTAATACATCTATTCACATCGTAAAAATCTATTTCTATCAATCTTTCTTTGAATAACTTATATTCTAGCCCAACAGCTTCGAGGTTAATTCTGATATTCATATCTTCATCCAAAAACCTTTCATATACTTTATAACTTACTTCTCCCATGTCTTCCAAAGTAAGAAAAGACTTCTCATCGATAAAAAGAAATTCAGGATTTGGAATATTATAGGCTTTTATATATTTAAAAAAAATACCAACAG